CATTGATAAAGCGACAAGTGAAGAGTTTATTTTAGCAATTCAATCACTTGTTGAAGATATGCAATTTTTACGTCTTGGTTATAACATGTTTGGTATTCCACAACAATCCCAAAAAGAAAACCTTGTCTTACTACTTAAATCGGGTGCATTACCGATTATGAATGTACGTGCGTTATCTAACGTCTTTAATAAAGAATTGTTAGGTCTTGGCATTGATGTTAAAGTGGTTGATGGCTTTGGTGTTGATACCAGTGTATTAGCAAGTGGTGACCCACTTGGTAAAGTGTACGCTATATTAGCCGATAAACGACTTGTCCGTTATATTACTACTCGTAATGAAATGGGTGTTGACGTTATTGGTGCAAGTCTTAAAGTGGTTTACACGAAACACTTTGGTGAAAACGTTGTCACAAGCGACGCCGTGAACTATGTGGCGTTTACCAACCACAGCGACGATTAAGGAGAATAAATGAACACTACTATTTATCTTGGTAGTGTTAAATGGAATAATAAATACGCACACGTCGTTGACTTTCAAACTGAAACGAAACGACGTGCGTGGTTTATAAACCACTTCATTGAACACGCCAAAACTACAAAATTATTAGACCGTGAACAAGGTGAATTAGAAACCGATGTTTTAACGTATAATGAAATGCTTGAACGTGGTTATAACTATATGTATGTTGAAGAGTTTGACGAGCGTGTTGATAAGACTTTTAAGTGGTTTGCTTTTATCACTGCTCTTGAACGTACGAATAAAGATACGGTTATTATTAGATATGAACTTGATTATTGGCAAACATACTTCTTTAAGCCAAACGGTGATAAAGCAGTTACCGATATTTTAGACGCCTTTGTTAAGCGTGAACACGTTGACCGTTGGTCTACAACTCCCACACCTAATGTTTATAAACCTATTTATAGTCGCACGATTGAAGGACTTGAAGTAGGTGAAATGCTTAAAGAAGAGCAAAGTAGATATGACTACTACTTATATAAAAACGGTGAAAAGACCAACATTGGTGTTACACCATATTTAGTTATTCATAATGGGGAGTTGAACGGACAACTTAACGCTTTAACCACAAGTATTAACAATATAAGCCTACAAAATACACGGATGTTCTTGATGTTTAGAATTGGTACATATAAGATGGTGTATTATCGGGTTTTGTACGATAACGAATATCAAGACTTTTTAATAAACCATACTTTTAATGGAAACCTTTATGCTTATGAAAATGTTGATATTAAAAACTTTGACACTACACTTGACAACATTATTAAAATTGTTAAATTAAATTACTTACCATTTAGATTACATATTGTTGAGGAAGACGACGATGATATGTTTATCTCTACCTATGATGAAACGCCAGAACAACCAATTTATTTTAAAGATGTGATTTTGGAACCGTTATCATACATGACACCATATCCATTTACATATCACGCTTTAATGATTGTAAAATATAATCATATTCCCTATGTGAACAATCAACATCGTTATCAAATTGGTGAAATAAAACTTCCTTTACTATCACATATAGTTAATATCAATGATAATGCGTCTATGTCGTTTGAACCTAAACTTGATACACGTGAGTTTACATATCACGTAATATCAAGTAGTAAAAGTGAAAATCTAATGTTGTATTATGAAAACTTTAATGATGATGTTAAGTTATATGTTAACAACTCACTTGATGTATGGACTTACGATGAAGTGGTTATAACTAATTATGGTAATGATGATGTGTTTAACAACTTGCGTACTAAACTTAATAATGAGTTAATGTTATCTAATGACGCTTACCTTAATTATATCAAAAACAATAGAGAACAAATACAAACCACGCAAAATCTTAATGCAACTAAAACTGCTATTGGTGTTGCTTCTATTGTGGGTGGTGCTGCATTTATAGCCAGTAGTGTAGCCACTGGTGGTGCGGGTCTTGGTATGGGTTTAGGCTTAATAGCGGGTGGTCTTGGGTCAACAGTGAGTGGCGTTGGTAATATAGTTAGTGAAAGTGCTAAACAATATGATTATAAAAATAGGTTAGATGAAACAAAGAGTAGTGCAAACACTTTAATGATTGATATTGCGGAAGGCAAGGACAAGTATTACCTAACTAAATATAAAATACACGATAAGTATAAAGAGCGTGTTTATCAATTATTTATGAAACAAGGTTATTTGGTTAATGAGTATCGTAAACCAAACCTTACAAGTCGTTATTACTACAACTATATTCAATGTAGTTATGTGGAGTTAAACCCACAAGCAATACCACAAGACGCCGTAAGACGTATCATTGAAAATATTTACTTAAATGGTACAACAATATGGCACTATCGCAACCCAAATACATTTAGACTTATTGATTATAGTTTAGAGAATTGGGAAATGTCGCTTAATCCAAGTGGACAATAAGGAGAAATTATGGCAAAAATAAAAACACAAAAGAATAGATATGAACGTCGTAAAGCAATGAGAGAAACGGCACGACGTGTTAATAAGATTATTGATTACTTTTATAACACTGCAACGTCTATCTTCTCTTATGAGTTTGAAGGTGTATCAAANATGACAAACAACTTGATGAGTAGAGAAGTTGAACACTTACTATTCAATCACGGTTGGGCAACGATATTTAGAGATAAAGACGGTATTGTTAAAATTGGTAAAGTCGTTGGCTTTGGTAAACTTGGTATTTATCGTCAGTTTGTTGAGTGGTCCTCCGTATTGGCTAACGGACAAACCGTACATGGACTTAATGAAACAAACGCCGTGATTATTTATAATAACAAGTCAAGATTAAGTACACGTTATATGATTGAAGATGATATTAGGAATATGATTGACGTTGATACATCAATTATACAACACATTAAAGCAGTGCGTGTACCATTTGTATTTAGTGGTAATGAAGAAGATATGTTGACTTTTAAGACTATGTGGGAAAGTGTCGTTGACGGTGAAGGTGCTTTCTTCCTTGATAGTGAAAGTAAGACGGGACAAGGTGAACCGTTTAGAGTATTCAATAGTGATGTTGATTACAAAGGTGATAAGTTGATGATGTTGTATGAAGCGTTTGAAAATAGAGTATTTACATTGTTAGGTATTCAAAGTAATCGTATTGATAAGAAGGCACAAATTGGTGAAACCGAAGTGAATAAAAATGATGATGTGATATTGATAAACTTTGAAGCGTTTAATAGTGAGCGTGAAAGTGCTATTGAAAGTTTGAAGGAAATTGGTATCAATGTTAAACTTAATATCAATAAGTTTTTAATAAAACAACGTAATGAAGATAAACAAAAGCCACAAAGTGAAGGAGAAGAAGACAATGATTAAAGCGAGATATACAATGACAATCGGGTACATTGTTGAAAAATATGATATTTTTGACTTTGACTATACACCAGTTGGTGTTAGTAAGGAAAGATTAGAAAAAGCATTTGTTGACTATTACGCCTATCGTGAAATTGCTTTTGAAACGTATGAACAATGGAAGTTGAAGTTTACATTGTTGTGGCAAGAAATGATATTGAAGTATAATCCATTGTTTAGTAAGATTGTTGACGCTTATACAACTTATAAGAGTACGACAACCAGTATTACAAATACACAAGGAAAAAACAAGAGTGAGAATAAACACATACCAACACCAATTACTAACCAAGTGAGTGATGAAGCAGTACCGTCGGCGTTTACAATCGGTGAAGGTGAAAGTGAAGCAACTGGTGAAATGGAAAGCGTTAATAAAAAACAAACCAAGAGTGATGTTGAAATGATTAGTGAGTATATTAAAACGTATCAAACAGTTATTATTATGTTTTTGAAAGAGTTTAACAAGTTGATGTTTAAGAGATATTAAAGGAGAATAAATATGAAAATAAAAAATATAGTGGACAAACTCCCAAATGAATTAAGAGATATATACGATCAAGTATTTGATCAAAACTTTACAAAAGGTTATACAATGTTAGAGTATGTAAATAAGATGTTAGAGTTTAACATTTTAGTTTTTGATTATATTAAAACTTTAACACAAGGACCACAAGGTGATACTGGACCACAAGGACCACAAGGTCCACAAGGACCACAAGGACCAAAAGGTGATAAAGGTGATAAGGGTGATAAAGGTGATAATGGAAATGGTTTTGGTGATAGTTATGGGGATGAAGAGTCGTGGGCATTACCAACGAATAAGACGTTTAAGTATTATATAACGACGGTTGAAAGTCCTAAAATTGATAATGTTGATGACTTTGATGGTGAGTTATGGGTAGAAGATGGGAGTACTCCACATCACTTTATTTTCGTTAGCGTTGGAGATATAATATATGTAACACATATAGGTGGTCATAACTTTACCGTAATACGACATAGACCCCACTATAAACAAACTGAACATATACAAGGACATCCGTACGGACTACCAGAATTGTACTTGCGTAGTGATTACTTAAAGGCGGTTAGAATACTTTAATGAAATGGAACTTGGAAGCGTATATTGAGTGGAAAAACAAAAGACATTGGTATGATGTAAGACCAGTGTTGTCGTATAATGCTCTATATAATTTTATCATTGGTTTAAGAAATAGTGGTAAGACTTACGCTTTCAAGGTGATGTGTGTTGATAACTTCCTTAAACGTGGTAAACAGTTTATATGGTTAAGACGACAAGTAAATGAAAGTGAAGAAGCCATAAAAGGTTTCTTTGACGCTATTGCTGATGATAAATACTTGAATAGTGAATATGGTGAGATTAAGTATTTTATTAAAGGTAATGAATTGTATATCAATGATAAGAAGGCTGGAGAAGTGTTAGCACTTGCACAATCACAACTATATAAGAGTAGAGAGTTTAAGGAAGTGTATAACATTGTCTTTGATGAGTTTATTAGTGAAGGTACACGAAGGGCGTATCTACCAAATGAAGCCGATGTGCTTAATGGTATTGTGTTGACAATAGCAAGACATAAAGTTGGTGTGAGAGTGTTTATGCTTGGTAATAGTGTTAAGTTTAACAACCCATATATGACTTACTTTA